ATACACCACTTTTTATTAAAAAAAATAATAAATTTTAGTGTTATTTTATTGCAGAAGTTTTATAGCATTTTCTAGATCCTCTAATTCTGTATGGGTATAAGTCTTTTTAGTAAATTCCTTATCTTCATGTCCTGCTAGATTACTAATAATTACATCATTAGCTCCAACTTGATTTAACATACTTGCGAAAGTATGCCGAGTATCATGAATCGTATGCTCCATTTCTAACTCTGCCATAGCTTTTTTAAAACCTAGTCTAAAAGTTTCATAAACTGCCTTTTTTCCATTGTTTTTTAAAATAAATAAATACTCTCCATTATCCTCTAAAAATTCATTTATAATGTTTTTTATTTTTGGATGTATTGGGATAGTTCTTATACCTGCATCTGTTTTAGAAGCATTTACAAAAATAAATCCATTTTCTATATTTCCCCTCTTTAAACTCAAGAATTCATCTATTCTTAAGCCAGTGTAGATTAAAACCATAACAGCCTTACAAATTTTATTATCCGATTGAAAAATAGTCTCTCTTTCAATTTCTGTAAATATCGCCCTTTTGATTAATTTTTCTCTTTTAACTAATTCAATAAATTTAGAATAGTCCTTATCCACAATTTCATATTTTAAAGCATATTCAAATAATGATTTTAAGATATTTTTAGCTAGAGACTGTGTAGACCATCCTGCTATTTCTTTATTAAAAAATTCTTGCAACTCCAAAGTTTTTAACTCAGAAAAAACTCTATTATCTAATTTAGAAATGTACTTGTTATAGCACCAAATATAAGATTTTTCAGTCTTTTCTCTAACCTTAGTTTTATGTACTGCCCACCATCTATCAAAAATTTCTTTTAAAGTTAATTTCTTTAAATCGAAACTATTTTTATTTTTTAAATAATTATTTAGAGCCTCTGTAGCCTCAGAAGCTTTAGCATAGTAGCCTAAAACTTTGCGAATGGGGTTACCCTTATCCAAAGTATAGCCCGTTACTACTATTACCTTAAATGGCTTTCTAAGCTTTCTATCTTTAATCTTATAAATTGTACCTGTACCATTTTCTCTCCTCATAAAAAATCACACTCCTTTTAAAATTTGACGTAATTTAAGAGAGTGTGTTATAATCTAATTACGAAACAAAAGAGAACACACTCTTTTAGCCCCTATAGTGCAGTCGCAATGCACTGCTGGGGTATTTTTTTATTTTTTAAAGTCCTAATAACTCTTTTTTCTTTTTCTCAAACTCCTCTGCTGTAATAATTCCTTGATCCAATAAAGTCTTATATTTCATTATTTCATCCGCTCCACTAACTTGATTTATAACAGTTGTAGAAGCTGGAGCATTTAATTTAGCTTTAGCCTCATTTATTGCATTTTCTGCCATATCTGTGTGTGCAGAAGGCATACTATATAATACTTTTCCTGAATTATCCCAAATCTCTAACTCTCCCATTAAAGCACCTTTTTTCTTAGAGACACTATTAATCTTAGAGATATCTATAGATACAGAACTTGCTCCACCAAATAATTTAATAGTTAAAAATGCAACTCTCTTAGTTGTAATCATTAAAGCACCGTCATTTTTCCCCTCATTTGCTTGGCAAAAGAATAGCAACTCCTCATCATTAGTAAGTTGTGTACTTACTAAATTTAAGTATTTTTTACTTTGTAATGGTGGAAGCATAATTCCTTTTACTTTAGCAAATTCCTTCACTTCATCAATAGTCATATAAAATCACTCCCTTTTTTTATATTAAAGCAAGATAGATCCATTATAGATCTATCATTACCTTCACTACCTTTCCATACTCTTTAAAATCGTCAAATTCGCTAACAACCTTATCATCATAAGCTAAATTGAAAGAATGTAACACTAATTTATCTTTTACTAATTTCTTTTGTTTTACAAAATTTTCATCATTTAAGTTAAAGGCTCCAATTTCTCCACTTTCAATTTGTATATCCTTTTTTATTATGATAGTAGAGCCATTTGGTATTTTAGGCTCCATACTGTCACCTTCAACTTTTACAGCAAAATATGTTGTTCCATTTTTCTTTAATCCAAAAACTGGGATCATTTCTATAAACTCAGAATTACTAGCTCCATATCCTGCTGAAATGCTTTCATATAAAGGTATCATTATATAGTCAGTAGTTGCAGTATCTATATTAATATTTTCTTTTTCTTTTTTATCCTCCCAGCCCATTAAAAATGCTGGAGTTGTGTTATATAATTTTGCCATTCCTTCTATTTTATCACTTGGAATGTTAGTAATATCTAGAGTTTCGTATCTAGAAATAGTCACTTTAGATACTCCTAATTTTTCTGCTACATATTGTAGAGATAGATTATTTTCTAATCTTTTACTTCTTAATCTATTAGCTAACTCTATTTCTTGTTTAGTTGGTGGAATCTTTTTCCTAGACATTTTATTTTCCATAAATTTTACCTCCTAATTTTTCTTTATTATAAACTATTTTTACCTAAAAAGCAACCTTTTTTTCTAAAAAATAAAAAAAAATTTCCTATTAGGTGTTGACAAAGAAAAAAATAAATGTTATTATAAGTGTAACCTAAAAGGTAACGAATTTAAAAACATGTGAAAGGAGGCTTTTTATGGTAAATATAAACAAATTAATGGGGAAATTCGTAGAAAATGGATACTCTACAAAAAAAGCTCAAGCTAGTGCTATAGGAATGTCTACTAAAACCTTTAATAATAAATTAAACTCAAAAGTGTTCAATTCTGACGAAATTTTTAAAATCATGGAAGTTTTAAAGATAGATGATCCAACGCCTATTTTTTTTACAAAAAGTGTATCCTAATAGGTAACAAATTTAAAATTTTAGGGAGAACAAAATGGAAGATTTATATTTTAAAGATACAGAATCAAAATTAATATTTGGATTATTAGAGCTTAAAGAAAGACAACAATTAGACTTTTTAGGCATAGACTGGAAACATTTCTGTGATAGAAGTCTAGCAAAAGAATGGTATGAGAAGAATAATGCCATTCTGGAAAATAGTAAACATAAATTAAAAGATAGAGCGTTAGGAATGCTTTATCAAGTATATAAAATGATGGTTGCTTAAAAATTAAAGGAGGATAAATATGAAAAAAATAAAAAATACATTTGGATAAATATTGGGGCAGAGCAGAGCTAAAAGGATTGAGTTTAAAAAGAGCTCTAAAAATTATAGAAGTTTTAGAGATTTGGGAGGGATCAAATGATAATTAAAGAAATGTATGCAAAAGCTACATTAAAGGATGTAATTAAGTATAAATTTAATTGGGTATTTAAACTATATCTTAGATATGTGGAGTTATACGATTTTGAAGATTTATTTTAAAAGGAGGACATATGGAGAATAGTTATACAGTAGCAGAAGCATCGAAATTGCTAGGCTGTACTGTACAAGCAGTTAGAGAGCAGATAAAAGCTAATAAAATTAATGGTTGCTCTTGTATAAAAAAAGGTAAGAACTGGGCTTATTATATTCCAAAAATAGCTCTGGATAACTATATAAAAGGAGGTAATGGCTTAGATATAGAAAGTATCAAAGAGGTAGTAAAAATAGCTTTTAAGGAGGTGTTAGAGGATATAGCAAGGGAAATGGTACAAGAAAAAATAAAAAAACATCTAACTTAGCCGACCAAGCAAGACATTAGATGTTTTGAGAGTAAATAGTAAAAAATCTATTTACTTGAATTATACATTAAAAAATTTAAAAATTCAAGGAGTGATAAAAAATGACAGTTAAAGAATTAAGAGAAGAAGCAAAAAGTTTAGGGTTAGTAGGATATAGCAGATTAAAAAAAGCTGAGTTAGAAGAACTTATAGCAACTGCTAAAGCAGAAGTTATGGAAATGTCTAAAGAAGAATTTAAAGAATCTTTAGACACAAATAACGAAGTTTATGAGTATGCAAACGAAGAAGATTGGCACACTCTAAGAGAAAAGAGAATTGGTGGAAGTGATGTTGGAGCAATTTTAGGAGTAAATCCTTATAAATCTATAATAGATGTTTACATAGATAAAACAGAAGGATCTACTTTTAAAGGAAACAATGCAACACATTGGGGGCATATGCTAGAAGGTACTATCATTAAAGAGTTTGCTAGTAGACATAAAGAATTGCAAGTTTTTGATGCTCCATTTTCTATAGTAGATAATTTTCTTATAGCTAATTTAGATGCTGTTTTGAGAGATAAGGAAAACGGAAGCTTTGGAGTATTAGAGATAAAAACAACATCATTGTGGAATAAAAAAGAATGGGAAGAAGATACAATACCGCAGTCCTATTATGCACAAGTACAGCACTATCTTATGTTAAGTGGATATAAATTCGCTTATGTTGCAGTTTTGATTGGTGGACAAGAATATAAAGAGTTTAAAGTAGAGAGAAACGAGGAAGATATAGAACTTATTAGAAGTAAAGCAACAGAATTCTACAAAGAGAATATTCTAAAGCAGATACCACCAATGCCAGATGGCTCTGATGCTTATATGGATTATCTAAAGAAAAAAGCTTTAGACATAGAAAATGACGAAGTCATAGAGTTTTCTTATTTAGAAGAGAAAGCACAAAAAATAAAAGATTTAGGGAAAGAAATCAATTCTTTAAAGAAAGAGCAAGATTTGCTCAAAGAACAAATAATGCTCGAATTAATAAATAATGGAACTCAAAAAGGGGTAGCAGGAAAGTTAAAATTCAATATTCAAACTAAGAAAAGTCCTGACCTTGAAGCTATGATAAAAGCTAATGCAGAACTTGTAGAACAGTATAAAAAATTAGAAAGTAAACATCAAAAAGCGAGCAAATTTTTATCAGTAAGATAAAAAAAGGAGAGTAGATAAAAATGACAGTAGCAAAAAACAGTTTAACAGCACAAAACAAAGAAACAACAGTAGTAGAAAAGAAAAACAAAACAATATTTGATATTATCCAAGCTGGAGCAAAGCAATTTGCAACAGCATTACCAAAACATATTAACACA